TGGCGTTAGAACTCGCGATCTCGCTCTTAGCACTCTCGAGCGTAGCGTGCGTAGTCCTTGCTGTCCCAGTGGCGGTGCTGTATGGGATCTACTCCCTATGCAGCTGGGTATGGGGCAGTAGGAGCTGTGGGTACAAGGCTGTGGTCGATAGGTGGAGGACCGACTCCGATGCGGTGGATGACGAGGACGTCGCTGATATGGCGGCTATCGAAGTCATCAACCGTAAGAAGTTTGTCCGGAGGACTCGCAATGGAGTGCTGTCAAGAGACAGATACTTGGTTGCGCGAAACTCCAGGGGGTTCAGCGCCAGCCAAGCATGCGGTTTGCATTTGCAAGCTACATTCGGGCTGATGAAGGACTCCCCCGCCAATCGAATGGTGTTGGGGAAGGAGGCGCGCCGCTGGTGCCAGGAGAATGGCGTGAGGAAGGTAGACTACGGTCATGTTGCTACTCTCGGGGTTGAGTTCGCTCTCATCCCTAGGGAGAGTGACGAGATCGCTGCCAACCTCCGAAGATCCACCCATGTCCGCTCCCTCAAGGAGCGGTATGGGCCGGATTTTTGAAGCCCCTGGTATCGCGGGTGAGGGGGGTGGACACCAAAGTCCATCATGAGCTGCCCCCCTCGGTGGTCCCCGCGCCACCACGGGGTGTCTGGAAGAGTGGTATCCGGGAGTGCCTAGTCGTTGAGGCCCCCAGAATCCAGGCACTGTATGCTGTACACAACGACACGAGGGTGAACCTCTTGCGCGGTTTGGTGGAACGGGTTTTCCTGGTCCCCTCACCTTCAGGCTTAGTAGAGCCGCCGCGTCCGGATCGGCTTGCGGAGAAACTTCGAGATGCCTACAAGCTCCTCACTAGAGGCGCTGCTGTGATCCCCGTCTTGACTCGTGAGGAATTTTGCCTCACTTATAGAGGCGACGGGCGTCGGCAACGTCGATATGAGGCGGCATGTCAGTCCCTTGAGGAGACTCCGTTGAACCGCAAAGATGCGCACCTTGAGACTTTTGTAAAGTGCGAAAAGATCAACTTCTCAAGGAAGCCTGATCCGGCCCCTAGGGTCATACAACCACGCAAGCCTCGCTTCGGTGTGGAGTTCGGCCGGTATATAAAGGCGCTAGAGCATCCACTCTACAAACGAATTGGACAGCGCTTTTATCGCCACCCTTGCATTGCCAAAGGCTTCAACGCTCTCGAGACGGCAAGATTGATACGGGAGAAGTGGGACAAGTTCACCGACCCAGTGTGTGTTGGAATGGACGCCTCCAGGTTTGACCAGCACGTGAGTGTTGAAGCCCTGGAGTGGACTCACCGTGTCTATTGCGCCTTCTTCTCAAATGATGCCTACCTCCGATCCCTATGCGCCATGCTTATCGAGAACAAGGGAATGGCCTACGCAAAGGACGGAGCGTTCAAGTATTCAGTCACCGGACGTAGGATGAGCGGTGACATGGATACTGCTCTCGGCAATTGCTTGTTGATGTGTGCGATGACCTGGTCGTACTGCCGCACCCGTGGCATTCGGCACCATGTCATGAATAATGGTGATGATATCATCGTCATTATGGAGCGACGAGACTTGCGGAACTTCCAATCTGATGTTGTTGCATATTTCAAGGGATTGGGGTTCACCATGGAAGTCGAGCAGCCGGTCGACGTCTTCGAGAAGATCGAATTCTGCCAAACCCACCCTGTGTGGAATGGTGAGAGTTGGGTCATGTGCAGAGGGCCTATTGGATTTTCCAAGGACCTTTGCTGCACTATCGGGACAAACGACATCCGACCTTGGTTGGGGGCTGTGGGAGAATGCGGCATGGCATTGTCATCTGGACTGCCCTGCCTACAAGAAGGCTATACATGGATGGTTGGAAACGGCGTGACCAGCAACGCCAAGGCACACCCTGCATATGCGTGTGGCATGAGTAGAATGGCTGTTGGAATGGAACCTAAGTGGAGGGAGGTGAGTCAGGCTGCTCGATATTCATTTTACTTGGCCTTCGGCATACTGCCGGACCAGCAAGTGAATATCGAGAACGAGTACAGGAGGCTTGGCCGGGTAGGTGAAATTCAAACAACGCCAAAAAACAAAGATGAGCTGCACGACATGCATAGTGCCTGGTGGGAGCCATATGGCGCCGAGTGACCAGGGGAAGAGACGGACCACGCGTAGGCGGCGAAGGCAGCGCTTGCGCGTGAGGAATGATACTGGCTTAACTAGGTCCAGATTTGGTTCTGCACTAAACGGAGCCTCGCCTACTGATGTACTTACCTTTGCCATCGAAGCCTCTGACGAGGGGTGGGCTAGCTCACGATGGGTTATTCCACTATACGACTTCCTCGGAGCTCCGCGTTTGCTGAGCACCGACCATGGTCGCCTCGAAAGTGGCCTCGCTGGAATAGGTAGGATGCCGCAGTTGACAGACCGCATAGTAGCTATTGAGTACATGCTCGATGGCTGCTGTGCTGGGATTGGTCCACTGTCCATTCCAATAGCCCACGGTTATCGTGGTGCCTACGGAGTTGGGTCTGAGAGAAGCCCGGGAACAAACGCGCCAGTTCCGAGGGATCCTCAGGTCAAGGCTGACATCTTTAAGTGGTGGCTCCAAGCGTGCACCCGTGGTACTTTGACTCCAGGGAAGTCCGTACGAATTCCAGTGCCCCCCGATGTATTGGGGTTGACACTGGAAGAGATGATGAATGGGAAATTTCGAGGACCCATCATCGGCATATGTCTTGCGCCTAAGCAATTCATGGCCATTTACGTACGTCTCTGGGTCACTGGTGCGGGTTGCACGATATTCAACCAATCTGCACCTGGGAGTTCGCTAGCACTCAGCTGGTGACCTGTAACAGCATTTTGGGAAGCGCAGCAGTAAGCGACGGTGGTACGGCCTTCGGGATGCGTAGCGCGCTACCTCAATCACCCTTGCCAGGGGCTTAGAGGCACTGCTGTAGTACCAAAAT